TTGTAGATATTGTGGAAAACATGACTTGGTTCCCAAGTGTGTAAACGAACTGGAGTTATGCTTCAGTTGTATTATGGATGTAGTACCGTATGATTAAATGTCAGACGTGTACCATCGTAGAGGAAATCTACGGATACACGCAAAGCGTAGCACCTTGGCTATGCACGTGTAATGAGAAATCTGCACAATCTTCCATACCGGTGAGGCATCACCGTAGAGTGCGGATGATGGGCGGAACGATCAGATGCCACTTTGGCTGCTGTAATCCTGAAGACGGCTTTGACGATTGTCTCTTCAGGGACGCCTAAACATGGACAACCAGTGACAACGATTTTAGGATGTCACCTTCGGTGGAAGGGCGAAGAAGATTGGAATCCGTGTGCATGCATACTGGTGACGAGATTCGTAGGGAGGTCGTGGTACACTTGACCGCTGGCGCTACGGGGGAATTATAAGCCTCCAACTATTGGGGGGGTTCATGGCTAAGCGAAATAAGCGCATGAAACTACAACCGTCGGAATTGAATTTGACATTTCCGATCGGTGTCCTCGACTCTGGAGCAGGGTATTCACAGAAAACAATTGACCTCAGTCAATGCGCAAGCATTGTCAATCGACGGTTTTACCGACAAGGTCTAAATTGGGCTGTTTCTGGATTTACATTGCACACCATTACTGGTGATGCAAATGGCAATCTTGAATTACTTCGATTGCCAAGCACGTGGACCGTTTCTGGATCATGGGAGAAAACCATGAGAATGTGGTTGAAGCAACAAAACGAGGCAATTGACGAGGCAGGCATGGAAAGTGCTGTTGCACGATATCGTGATTTTAAAATCCATATGGATAAAACTCACGTTGATGCTGGTTTTGGTGCTAATTTTATTCCTAACGTTAGGTCAAATGATGGTCTAGCTTGGACCGCCTACGAATTGGGAGAATGGGATCACTCCCAAGTTGTTCTCCCTAATTCTGGTGCTCCTCCGGGTACACCGGGAAATACCCAAGAATATGCTCTTCATATGATTGGTGACGATGATGCAGCTCCTGCTCAGAGTAAAGGTATGATCAAGGCTTATGCCGAATCAAGATCAACGCCTCATAGTCCAGACCCTGTTACCATTCCTGGAGCAGAGGACAATCTGTTTGTTCAGATGTTCGATGTTGGTATGGACTCAACGGACGTTATTGATAATGCCATTGATCGCAATGACGGACTTCCTTATGATCGGGATGAATATCCTGGAAGTCAATTAAATGCTGATGGATTGGTCTTCCACGACGTGTTGTCTATCACTGGAACAACTGTTTCAGGTAAAACTCGTTGCGCAGGCGCCAACTTCCCATGTGGTCTTATTCGATTGAAGATCGATAATGGGTTGGGCGCAATAGAACCGATTCCGGGCGAAGTTCGTCCGGTCGCATGGTTACAGGTTCATCTTGTACCGGGAACACATCGAGGCTACCTGGCCGAAAGTATGGTGGATATGTGATATTTATGGAAACTACACCAGTTATTGAAACAGCGAAAGCGACAACAGCGGCTGCACGAATTTTGTGCGCTGTTAAAGAAAACCGCATCGAATTGATCGGTGTTATGATTCTAGCTCATTTGCTAGGATTGAGCGACCGAGTTATTGCGCAGGTCAGCGGAGTGTGCTTCTGATGGCTTACAAATATGGGAAGACATTCAAGAAGAACGGAAAATTGGTTCGATACCGTTATACAGACGGTAAAAAATCGACCAAGAAACTTGTTGCTGTCAACAAGAAAAAGACAAATAAACGACGAAGGAAGTGAATAACATTTGTCCAAAGTGTTCTTCGAACAGAGTGGATGCTGTGCTCGTTGACGTCACGGATCCAAAACAACCCATCGTACATTGTACGTGCGAAACATGCGGAACGGAGTGGGTTGAATGAATGAATATGATTCGACCCATGGAGCAGATGATATTGCAAAGTTTTTGAAATTTCTAGCTGATGATTTTCAGCGTAGGGCGAATCCTTCTTTTGATGGTCATCGCACTACGTACCCTGGTCAAAAGTCAATTACTCCAAGACATGCTGTTGGATATGGACTTATGGCCACTTCGCCTAAAGCAGTTTATGCGGCTACGGCTCATGAACTTTTGATGACACCAATCCGGACCGTTGGCATCGATGCATCGCCTTATGGATCGTATCATTTGTCGGGTGGCGATGAAATATATTACCCGTTCAAGGGTATTATTGATTTGTTGTTCGATTGATTTATATCGTCGTGTATGCACCGTGCATACATGGCGAAGTTATATTGGCGAGTGAAGCGAGACGGAAAATGGACATGGCGTTCAGCTGATGTCATAAGCGACGACGCAAATACAACACTTGTATACAATGCGGAGGAAGAAGAATGATCTACGTTGTTTGTAGATATTGTGGAAAACATGACTTGGTTCCCAAGTGTGTAAACGAACTGGAGTTATGCTTCAGTTGTATTATGGATGTAGTACCGTATGATTAAAT